AGTTACGAAGAATTCCAAGCCAGAGCCGTCCACGAAATCTGTGAAAACCTCAAAGTCTACTTTGAAGCAATCAGACACCTCAAAGCCCACTGCCGAGAGTTAGAGGAAGCAGCGTTAACAACAGAAAAGGTTGCGGACAGTGCGATTGACCGCATCGAGATGCAGTGGCAAATGAAGGAGCTGAACAAACAACTCAAGCAAGCCATGATTTATGGCACTCCAGAGGAGTTGGGGCTTGGGTCAATGTATAAAGAATTTCTTGCAAAGTATGATGAGATTCTTGAGGAGCAAGAGGTTGCGCGTGAGTTGAAACGCAAGAAAGAGCGAGACACAGCATGGCAACACGAACACCGTCAAGAGATACTGGTCGGCAAACTGATGTACGCAACAGTAGTGGGAGTAGCCCTGTTGGAGATGGTATTACTGTATTCAGCACTATGAAAGAATTTTGGTTATGGGTGACGGTAGTGACGCTAATCATCTTGTGCTTGATGATTTTGTCGTTTGCCATTCTCCATACAAATGTGCAGATCAAGAAAGTTGATGCGTTATTGATGCGCTTGGAAGAAAAGGAAAAGAAACGTGAAACGATTAGCCGTGACCCTCCTCCTCTTGAGTAGCCTAGCTGCTTGTGAAGACCGCTATCGGTACATTTGCCAAAACCCTGACAAGTTTGGACTGCCAGAATGTCAAAAGCCACGTTGTCTGTTCACGCAGACCTGTCCTGAGTATTTAGTTGCCCCTGTATTGGAGAAGAAAATTGATTCACCAGCACCCGCCACATCGTCTGACCGCTGAAGAAATTGAGTCCTACGTTTGGGGCTTTGTTGTCGTAGTGGTTACCCTCATCCTTGCAGGAATTGTTTTCTCTCTGCTTTACTCCGTGACCTTTGTTACGCAGCCAATCAAGTCAATGGCTCCGATTGATGCTGCCTATACCAAGATGCTGAACGACATTGTTTTGCTGGTCGTTGGAGGTATTGGTGGCGTGATGAGCAAGAAAGGTGTTCAAGCCTTTACGCACTCAACATCAAAGGTTGAGCCGCCAAAGGTAGATACGCCCCCAAAGCCATCTGACCCATCGGGTGCATTGCCTGTATGGGTCAATCCTGCTTTAGATGAGTCCTGGACTCCACCACCGCCACCCACAACGCCGCCAGAGCATCTAGAGTCTGATGATGTGCGCGAGGAAATTGCAACAGCAAGGGCAGGTGAAAGATGATAAATCCTTGGATGATTATTGGCGTTATCTGCCTTGTTGCAGGGACGTATAAATACGGCTCTTATTCTGGTTACAAAGAGCGCGATGCAGAAATGCAACAAGAGATTTCTAGGCTGAACGAAGAATCTCGCGCCAAAGAGCAAAAGCTATCTGAAAACTTAAACCAAACATCCTCACAACTGAAAGAGGCTAACGATGTTGTCAATCAAAAACAAACTGCTTTGGACGTTGCCATTCGTGCTGGCAGGGTGCGCTTCCCAACCTCAAGTTGCGTTCAAGCCGCCACAAATACCACCCCTGCCAGCGGGAATAACGGCGAAGCAAGCGAATCTGAGCGAGAGACTCTCCGACTTATTGCTCAACTCGCAGCCGAAGGCGACAGAGCCATCAACGAACTCAACGCCTGTATCGCCGCCTACAACCAAGTAAGGGACACGATCAATGGTAACCGCTGAACAACTAGCCAAACTCCACATTGGCTCTGAATGGGTTGATGCGCTTAACGAAACCTTTGAGCGTTTTGCAATCACTACACCGCGCCAGCAAGCTGCTTTCATAGGGCAGTGTGGCCATGAGTGCGGCAACTTTCGCATCCTTAAAGAAAACTTGAACTACCGCGCTGAGACACTCTGCAAGTTGTGGCCAAGACGCTTCCCAACATTAGAGTTTGCAAAGCAGTACGAAAAAAATCCTCGAAAAATTGCCAACAGCGTTTACGCCAATCGTATGGGCAACAGGGACGAAGCGTCAGGGGATGGCTTTCGTTTTTCTGGCAAGGGTTGCATCCAATTAACTGGTCATGCAAACTACTTTCACGCCTCTAAAGCATTGGGTGTTGATTTTGTGATGGAGCCTGACTTGGTGGCTACGCCTAAGTACGCAGCGTTAACGGCTGGATGGTTTTGGTCAACGCATGGATGTAATGATATTGCTGACCGTGGTGATTGGGTAATGCTTACAAAGAAAATCAATGGTGGAACAATCGGACTAGAAGACCGTATTAAGCACACTAACGAAGCTCTAGCTGTGCTTTCATAATTAGTTCATACTGTGAATGTGTAATACGCTTATGAAAATCAAGCGTGTAGACATTCGTTGTTCCGTTATACAGGACACATTGGCCTTGCTTCAGCGCAAGTGCTTGCCTGCTGATACGCCTTCAGACACTAACTATGGATACTGGTGGATAGTCTATGACGCACAAAATTTGCCATGCGCTTTTAGCGGTCTTGTTCGTTCCGTGCGTTGGACTAATGTGGGCTATCTGTGTCGTGCAGGCGTTTTGCCTAGCCATCGTGGTCACGGATTACAGAAAAGACTTATTCGCGCGCGGATTCGCCAAGCCAAAGCATTAGGCTGGAATTGGCTGATTACCGATACATATCTAAACCCTGCATCCTCAAATAGTTTGATCGCTTGCGGTTTCAAACTATATGAGCCGTTGAAACCTTGGGGTGTTAAAGAAACCCTGTACTGGCGACTTAACTTAAAGGATTGATATGCCGCAACCGTTATGTAGCGAAAATGAGTTTCTAGAATTGTGGCAGGTTCATGCTTCATCTAAAAAACTAGCGGAGATTCTTAACACTTCTGAAAGAAAAGTGAACGCTAGACGCAGGCGGATAGAAGAACGGCTAAAAATAAACTTAGACGTTCACCCTGCTTTGCAAAAATACAATCACACCAATGTAAATCAGGCAAACAGAAACTCTGCAAGGACACATCTTGGGGTGGAAAATGGAACTGTCATTATTTTTAGTGACGCACATTTTTGGCCTGGTATTCACACTACTGCCTATCGTGGTTTGTTATGGGCTATTAAGGAACTGCAACCAAAGGCAGTTATTGCTAACGGGGACGTTTTTGACGGAGCTAGTATTAGCCGCTTTCCTCCTCATGGTTGGAGTAAAACACCTTCAGTTATTGAAGAACTAAAAGCCTGTGAAATGTCTTTGGGTGAGATTGAAGAAGCCGCAAAGAAAGCCCGACACAATGTCCAGTTGGTGTGGACGCTTGGCAACCATGATGCTAGATTTGAAAACCGTCTAGCAGCTAACGCACCACAGTACGAACAAGTTAAAGGGTTTTCCCTTAAAGACCACTTTCCTGCGTGGAAACCCTGCTGGTCATGTTGGGTGACAGAAGATGTGGTTGTTAAGCACCGCTGGAAGGGTGGTGTTCATGCTACCCACAACAACACGGTTAACAGCGGTAAAACAATGGTTACAGGCCATCTACACAGCCTTAAAGTTACGCCTTATGCTGATTACAACGGCAACAGGTTTGGGGTTGATACGGGGACGCTGGCTGAGACAAATGGGCCACAATTCATGGACTATTTAGAGGACGCGCCTGTTAACTGGCGGTCAGGTTTCGCCGTTCTGTCATTTAAGGATGGGAAACTGCTTTGGCCTGAGTTGGTTCACAAGTGGGCTGAAGGGCAAATCGAGTTTCGTGGGCAAATCATCAATGTTTAAAGGACTAATCATGTATAAGATTGAAATCGACATTTCGGCTTGGGGTGGTGACGAGAAGGTAACTATTGAGACTTCCGACTTTGACAAGATCGAAATGCTGCGTGAGTTTATTGAGTTCCAGCAAGAAAACGGTTGGGCTGCTGACTACGAACACATTGTCGAGCTGGAAGAAGACGAGCTAGAAGAAGATGAAGACGAGCCAGCGACTGTCTCCACCTACGTCATTACAAAGATCGAAGATTAAACTTCTCAAAGTTCTTTGCCGCATTTGGGTTGCCTCGGCCTTTTTTGGGCTGAAGCAACTCATTGTGAGTTTCCGCAAAGTAATCTACGCTTTCGCTTTGCCAAACAAATTGTTTAGGTAGTGTTTCAATCTGTTTTTTTGGAACAACACGCTTTTCATTTGGGTCTGGCCAAGGTGCGCCAGGCACTAAAACAGTCTTCATTTTGCCCCTGCCTTTGAATAAGTGTGGAATTGCTTTGATTCTAAGCAAACGCGCTTAGTCTTTGGGAATTGGCTTAACTCTCTAGGCTTAGACCCATCACTTTCGCGTGTGGCTCTGGCCATTGTTCCAAACTTTACTCCGTTTGCCATAGCTTCAGATTCTTTGCGAATGGTTAATAAAAACTCTGGCATATGCGTTTTTACATAGTCAGGTGAAAAAGCGTTAATCATCCAGCATCCAATCAATAAATAGTCCGATAAGTACAAGGCTCATAGCAGCTCTTGTTGTTTAGGTTTGAAGCGCCATTCACGCTCGCCCCTGCCGCTGTTAGACGTTACCTGTTTTCCAGTTAACTCAATCAAATCCATCTTTTCCAGCTCATTCATGCGTCTAGCCACTTGGTTGCTTTGCAGCCCTGTGTGCCTAGCAATGCCGTCTTTGCCCAATGGTCCGAAGCGTTGTAAACACGCAACAATCACCTCATGGTGCATTTTGGCTATGTCTTTGATGGAATCAGCCGCTTTGAAGCTAGTGATTGCGTCTGTTGCTCTTGCTCTGAAAAATTCAAACATATTGTTTCCTATGCAAAAAGATGGGGGCTACTAATCATTGGCAACTGCAAATTGCTGACTTTCACCCCCGAAAAATTAGAATGGAATATCGGAATCAGGGAAATCGTTTGCTGGCGCTTTCTTTGCTGGCGCTTTGTAGCCATCGGCCTGTGGTTCAAACAAGTAAGCCCAACCTTCCCAGCCGCCTTCAACCAAAGGCATCTGGTCAAGTTTAAGCATTGGGCCTTTCTTGGTTTCGATCACGCTGCCAATACGCTGGTAACGGATTTTCTCTTGTCCGTCTTTTTGGTACACGCCAGCTTTGACGGTTACTTCATAAATGATTGCCATTTTTTTCTTTCAGTTCGTTTAGTTTCTTAATTTTGCCATCCAGCTCGGTCAGGAATTGGATAACTTCTTTCTCCAACATTTGAATGTAGGCATCGTCACGGGGTACGCGCTTTACAAACAATTGAAGCTCTGTGGGCAGTCTTGGGTCGAATGACGCAAAGTCTGTCCATTTGCGCCCTGTGCAAGCCATTTGCCATTGCATTTGCGTGATGTACTTGCTTGGCACAGTCTGGGTCAGCAAAGTGTCAATGTGCGTGGCTGTGTTAGGACATTTGATTTCAAGCAATCCATCATCCCCCACAAGCCCATCAGGAGAAGCGCCAGCGGCCTCAATCGTTGGGTGGGTAATCATGGCAACCTCATCAACTAAAACGTCTGCATGGGCTTCATACGCTGCCCTAGCCAATGGTTCGGTTTCTGTTCCCCATTGCATTGCAGAGTTGGTAAACGATTCAGCAACGGTGTTAGTCATGCGTTCACAGACCAACTGAGCCATGTAATTGTCGCGGCTGGTGCTGTAACCTGTCTTAGTCTTGGCGATTACGTCAGCGACACGGCTGGCCGTAACCTTGCCCAGACGCTGTGCAAACCATTCTGGTGAGCCTTGTTCAATCATGTCAAGCTCGCTTTCTTTGCGTCTTTAGCTGCAATGACTTTTTTCTGCCAGTTGGCATCTGCGCCACAGGCTTTGTAAGCTGCTTGGTAAGTTATTTTCAAGCTGTCCTGATCGGTTGCGTCTTGAATGGCAAGCAAGTGGTCAGCCATCATTGAAGTGTTAACCGTTGGTTTACGACTAGCTGCGTTGCCATCATCATCTTCAGGTGCGATACCGCAAGCGGCCATCAAGCTGTACCGCCTAGCGTATGTCAGCGCCGAGCCAAAGCCCTGTGCGTCTTGTTTGGTAGCAGGAACAAACAGCTTGCCGCAGTTCAGCATTTCGCCTGATTCATGGATAAATACAGTCTCCACAGTTACGCCATGTTCAGCTTCGTGCAGTTGTTGGACAAGGGCAATGCCGTTATCGTTTAAACCATCCATAACAGCTTCAACGCAAGCGGACAGGTCAGCGTAGCGTGAACGGAAATGAGGGTTTGTAGCGGTCTTTAAAGCAGGGCCAAAGGCCTTCTGTGCTTTGACGAGTGCGGTGGCAATGTTTTTCATAGTCCTGTCCAAATTAAGATAAATACGGTAAAGCCAGCAACGGTGTACAAAACGCGCAAGACGCGCTCATGTAACGGCTTTTTTGATGGCGTGAGTTCTGGGTAAAAGGTGTGTTTAGAGTGCTTCATGCTTGCTCCAAGATTTCGTGTGCAAATGATTCAATACGCGCATGGTCTTCGCGTGTGGTGTCGTAGGTGATGTTGTAGTCGTTGTCGTACAACCAAACGTGAACGTCATCTGGCTCGTCAAAAGCGCAGATAACTTTTTTCTCTGAACCGTAGAAGGTGATGTAGGTGTAAAACACTTGGTCAAAGTGTTCTGGTTTGAGGTAGCAGTCTTTCATATTGTTTCCTAAGTTACCGCTTGCGTTGCGCTACGGGATGAGTGAATCATAAGCCAAATTATCAAGATTTACCACAAT